CCTGAGAAGGTTTTCCATCTACCTAGTGAACAGAGACTGCGTAGGTAGGCATCCACCGGATAGGCGGGCATCTAAAAACGTGAAGAGGCAACTGAATGTATTCACGTTACCAACTATAAGTTGGATTTTATAAAAATTGTGACAGAGGCAACTTAATGTATGCCACAATCGGTGGTAGACCACCTTGGGAAATAAAAGAACAATAGAAGAAATACATGATCTTCTAGAAACACAAATAAGCAAGACAAGACTAAGAGAAAATCCCCTGGTATGCACGGCCTGTCGTCGGCGGAGCAATCCCAGTTTGAACAGCGATTCTCCTTTCAATACCTGGTGAAGGGCAGAACCCATGATACCGAAAATCATCCCCGGCAGCTTGGAAGATTTCAACTTTCGCGTCGGTTGAAGTTCGAATCCACAAATACCCATTTCCCCATGGGCCGATCTGCGGGGTTGACAAACCACGATCCTGATTTGGAAGATAGTTCAACTCCGTACAAAACGGGACACTCACATCAATCCAAGATGAGTTGCTCGTTAGAGGCATGGTCATCTCACGCGCAGCAAAAGTGGGCCAATACGCACTAGTCACCCGAACAGTGGCTGACTGCATGAACGAAGTCTCTGCACCAAGCAACGTCATACTATAGTCCACGTCGCTATAGGCTGAACCATTAGATGTTCTGTTTGTGGGTATGTGCATAACCATAGCGGGCGTACTAGAGTACACGAAGATCCGAAACTTGATCGTACCACTCCAACCGGCGTACACATTGGCGAATTGATTCGTCAAGTATACAGGAACTCGCCAAGCGGTGTAATTGCCGTTGAAGTTAGAAATGGGGAAACCACTAAAGGATGACGGAGGAATGGGAACATAGCGGCGGAGCAGTTCATGAATATCGGTGATGTTATACTCAAACTTCTCTCCTAAGACGACCTTACAAGGAACTTGCGGAGTATTAGCTCCCTTGGAAGTCCCAGTCGTAACCTCTTCCGGTTGTTCGCCAATCTCAGCACCCTTCCCTCGGGGCGTTCCAGCTTGCGCTACGAAATTCATCCGAGATTGTGGGGCTATTGACATGGTGCTGTAAGGGTTAGGAACAGCCACTCGCACATTCTCAAACCGTACAGAGATAATGACATCAATGGTTGTTGGCACTATCTCACTGGCAGTTCGAAGTTCATTGAGAACTGTGAACTTGACCAAACCAGGGCGGTAGTTAGAAGTAGCGGCGCTATTGTCGTTAGCTCGAACATACTCTTGGGTGTTGTTGTACGGTATACGCATCTCCTGAACCATGTTGTCTCCATTGAAGTCCATGACTGTGTTGTACACACTAGCGGCGCTATTGTTAGTTGGGGGTGTAACGCCGTAGTATACCGAGCCAATAATGCGACCTGAATGGAAGTTGGTACGAACTGCCGTGACTTTGAAAACCACATCGTAACGTGCAAACTTAAACTCATTCAACAACCACACGTTGAAAGGCACAGGCGTGGAAGCGAAGAACGATGTTGGACCATCCATAGCACTAACCCATGTACCCATACCAATGGTTTGTAACACGTAACCGTCAGCTTGTGCTGTAGTCCAAGAGAAGTTGAGAAGACGACCTTCACGTGCGCAAAGGGCTGCAATGTTAGTCTCCAGCGGATCTCGGGTAAGCATCGCCTGTCGGCTCATCTCTTGGGGATGAAGACTCATACCAGTGGTTGGAACTGGGCCGTTGGAACGACTCATAGAAGGAAACTGCGCCACCGTAGGAATTCCTCCTCCAACAATCGGAGGATTATCCATTGGCACTGCTAACTTGCCCTCAGCAGCCTGACCACCAATTTCCATGGTCGTTTCATTAGGCACCGAGCCTGCGACATCACCCATAGAGTAGGTGTTAGTCACATTTGTGGAGCTAATGTTACCCTGGGCGATGAAGGTGGTATCAGCAGCATAGATGTTTCCGATCTTTGCCCCTGTACCAGCAGTAAAACCATACACAGGTCGAGTGTTGTTAGGCGCTGGAGCCATCTGGCGTGGAATGTAGACTCGCGTTTTAAAACGAGAAAACACTACCACACCACATGTGGAGGGCAATGACTTGGTTACTAGAGGCGAGTAAACTCCCAGTTTCACCCAAGCAATGGAGTTGATCGCATAGTGCGAATCTTGGTTGTCTAGCAACGATTTCCAATACTTAAAAGGCAACACAACTGTCGCAGTAGTGTTCACATTGGGATTTACCATGACATGCGTCATACTAGGCCAAGTGTTAACATCCGGGACAACGTCGATAAGGGGAACTAAGAACAAACACAGCATGCCACAGTGAGTGGGGGATCCGTTAATTTGGATTGTGATCTCCACGTCAGGTTCTGAGTACAGAAAATTCTGGAATGCCATATTCTGCAGATTGTGCTGGTCACCTTGACCTAACACGTCAAAAGGAATAGCTCTGTTGTAAATAACAGTGCCAACTCCAGATGAAGTGCTCCAGTCTAACTGATTACGCATGATCAGAGAGTCGGTACCTTTAGACAAGTCAGCGGCGGCGTCATTGAGAGTTCGATCTTGCAGAGTGCGACCAATTCTTGAGACCACATTGGTCTCTGGAACGGCAGTGCTTTCATCAATCTTCGTCAAGTTTCCAGCTTGAGCCACGAAGGCATACTTAACCATCGATTCAGAAGTCCGGTTAGCAACCATTTTTCTCAAACTAAGCCAAGGCGCAACGTCCAACTTCGGAAATCCAATGCACTCTAAAGCATTGTTAATCTCATTGAGGTATTCGGTGAAAAACTCCTTATCCCACTGACTGGCATATTCGACCATTTGGCGGCACTCTTCATAAATGGTGAGATTGGAATTCCTCGTCCACATCACTGACTCACGAAGAGTATCCTTCCGGAGAGCTCCTGACCAACGTCCGTCAACCAAACGGAAATAATTCCCAAGGAACATGACCTCATCAAACTTCAAATAGTTTTCGGTCAAATCTTGGTCTTTCCAAGCAGACGTGTAGAGCTGTCCTACGGCTAACATGTCATCACGGATCATGAGCGGATTCCACTCAACCATTTCGTGAATAGCAAGAATATGGTCATCACCAAGGATCACTGCCTTGACGTAGTCTGAAAACCGCCTTGTTGGATAGCGAACTTTCCAAGCATAACGGAAGTAGAGGTCAGCGGTGATACAGTTCAGAATCGTAGTCCAAAAACCCCCACTAGCATTGTTAGCCACTGTACGAATCGCATAAGGGCCTATGTGCAGCGGAACAGTGGTTTCATGCTTTCTCACATGTTCAAAAGTGACACTGGATAGGGGTAAGGAAGCACCCAATCGTCCCAGGACCGAGAAGCTCTCGTCCATTATTTGCCTTTGGTGGCGGAGATCGAATTCACCGAAATCTCCAGCAACCAGTCGGTCATGGGACGTCCGCAGACGATGGAAAATCTTTCCAGCGTCATAGGAACTTGGGTTTATGCCTAACGCATATCCGTGTGACGGAAAACTATGATTGAATGCGGCAACCATCGAACCAAACAACATACGACAAACAACATTATAAGAAACGTCATTACTGTACGTGATGCGCGTAGAAACCTTTTCGATCTTGGTTTTAGACCGAACTTCATCCTTCATAAAGCCCACAAAGACTTTATCAATGTCCTCTCCATTCTTGACTCGTTCCAGTTGTTGTAAACAGTAGAACTTGAAGTCGGGATGGTACCTACCTTCGCCTTCTTCATGCCAGATGAGAGAACGTTTACCCCGCTTATCAACGAAATAGCAGTAAGGGTATCCAGAATGCGTGCTAGTATCTAAACCACTCAACGCACCGGGAACACCAAAAACTGCTTCTTCGAACGTAAGTTCACGCATGCCTCCAGTTAAACTATAGTCCAAGCCTTCTTCGAGTTCTTGGAGCAGTTCCACACTGGATTCTGCCAAAACGCTGG